TCTTGTGTTTGTGCTTGAGGAGCTTCTTGAGGTTGAGCTTCTACTTGAACTTGAGGTTGAGCCTCAGGTTGTGTTTGAGTTTGTGATTGACCACCACCCATTAAAGCACCACCAGGGATTTTATCAACATCTAAGTTATCCATATTAATAAACTTTACAATTTCTTCAGCAATATCAACATCACCAAAGAACGTGCGTAGGTTTTTACCTGTAGTGTCTTTTACTTTTTTCACATAAGCATTGATTAAAGATTGAGGAATATCAATCATTGTCTTTACTTTGTAAATATCGTTTACCTGAAGAACCGATTCTTTAATGATTTCTTCTCTGTTCTTTTTAATACGATAGTTTTCATATGTTCTAATATGCTTCATTTGTATTTGAATATTTTTTATAGATTATATATTAAGTATTAAAACTCATTTTTTATCATTTAATGAATCATTAGTAATCCTAGTACTAACCCTATGATTGCAACACCTCCACCGAGACCACCGACTATCATTTTGGTTTTCATCTTTCTTAATTGTAAATTCTTCTCATCAATAACTTGTTGTCTATTAGCAACTTCACTTTCAAGAATAAGAATCTTTTTAAGATAAGAAGCAACTTCACCTTGTAATGCTTTAATTTGTTGGTCTTTATTATTAATAGACTCTTTCAATTTAGCAATTTCCATTTTCTGTGATGCAATTACTTGTTCTTTATCATTGATAACTTTAACACAAATTGAATCATAACTACCAATCTGAGTACTTTGTTTTTCTAAAAGTGCCAATAAATCAGTACTATTATCAAGTGCTTGTGCTTGTTCAATAGTCATAACTAAAACTTGTTGACCATTTGAATCTGTTTCAAATTTTGGATAATCTATTTTGGCTTGTGAATATTGCGAATAAGCACTCAAACTCAATACCAAACCAACTATAAGTGATAAAAACTTTTTCATATTAATGTTTTGTTTTATTTTTTAGTGATTCTAAAAGAGCATCACCCGTTCTATTAGGAGGGTTATTCTTAATCTCTTCAATCTTGTGCTGAGTTTCTGCTAAATCATGTCTTAACTTATCTAAATTGGCTTTAGATTTACTAGCTTCAATTTCAGCCTTTTTAGTTTGAGCTTCTTGTTTAACCAACTCCGCTTGTAATTTAATATCTAATTGTCTAAGACTATCCGACTTTGCTCTCCAAGTTGTTATTTCTAAATCAACTGCTTTCTTTTGGTTTTCTAAATCTTTGAATTCTTGTTCTAATTGTTTAACTCTTTCTTTTGATGCTTTATCACCAGAAAAAAACCACTTAAAACCAAATAAAAGTGTTAATCCAAGTAATACTAATATCAAAATTGACTTAATGTCTAATTTCATAAAAACTTCTTATTTTTGTAATTATATATTATTTTAATAAAGGACCCTTTTATTTTTGGCAAATTTTATATATATTTGTAAATAATTTAAAATCAAGAAACTAAAATATGAGCTACAAAAGATTAATATCATTTGACTTCGACGATACATTATGTCACACACCAAAGCCTGAAGAAGGTGAGAAAATCTGGTTGGAAAAAACAGGAACTGTTTGGCCCTATAACGGATGGTGGGGTCGTCCTGAGAGTATCGATCCTGAAATATTTTATGTTCCATTAAATCAATGGGTATATGCTAAATATTTAGAAGCAGTAGCTGATCCTGACAATTATGTTATCTTAGCAACAGGCCGTCTTAAAAAGAAAGAAGGCATGCTTGATAATGTTATGAAGATTTTAAATCAACATAATTTATCATTTGATGAAGTTCATTTGAACTGGGGTGGTGACACATACAACTTCAAAACTAAATTATTCGAAGAAAAAATTGAAGAACTTGGTGTAAAAGAGTTTGTTATGTACGATGATAGACATGAACACTTAATCAAGTTTGAAGAGTGGGCAGATGAACATCACATTGATGTTAAGGTAGTTGATGTCGTTAACAAGAAAGAAACAAACTTCTCAAAATAATATATAATACTCAGAAAATTAAAATAATTTATGGCAACAATTACTAAAAAGAAAACCGAATCAAAGGTTGAAGAAATTTTATCAAAACCATATAAATTGATTCTACACAATGATGACCACAATACATTTGATTGGGTTATTACATGTTTAATGAAAATTTGTAAACATGAAAACGAACAAGCAAATCAATGTGCTCACATCATACACTACAACGGAAAATGTGACGTTAAATACGGAGATATTGAGACTATTTCAACAATGAAAGATAAACTCAGAAGTGCTGGTTTAAGCGCCACAATGGAAGCAAACGACTAATATAAAGACACAGAAATGTGTCTTTTTTTATTTACCGAAAAAGTTGTTACCAAAACCATTATTACTATTGGCTTTGAATCTATTCATTTGTTGTTTTCTTATCTTTAGAACCTGACCATAGTCAACTCCTTCAACATAATCCATATTTTTTAAAGAATCGTTGACATAAGACATAAACTCTTTATCAACAAACTTACTTGACCACTCTTCAACCATTTCAGTAAAGTCGTGTCTACCAAATACAGTAGTAGCATTGACAATAGTCATTACAGTATCATCATGTCCAACGTCAGCCGCATATCTAGTATTACCCGCTGATGTAGTATGTTTAACAAATGTTGTTATTTCTCTAATATTATCTTCATTGTTTATCACAAAGCCTTTGCTCTGCATCAACTCTTGATAATCTTTAACCATCATATTTTTATTCTCACCAACTTTTAACCCTATTTTTTCTTCAGTAGCATCAGCTCTGTGTTTATATCTAACAAACACCGAAGAACCATAATTATTATTACCATCAAAGACGTGTGGTAACTCAGCGAATAAAGTATTACCATAATTATTTAACTCGACAACTACTTTACAGTTATCAGGATTCAAATATTCAAATACAATCATATAAAGCAACTCAGCTAATTGTTTAACGGATATGTAATTGTTTCTATAGATACCAACTTGTTCCAATCTAAAGAAATCAACAACTGATTTATAATTATTTTTCTGTATCTCTATTAGCTCTCTTGGCTTTTCAGATACTCTAAATATATTTATAATAGAATAATCCTGACCAAGACCTTCTGAAATATCGACAGATATAACCATTTTATAATCTCTTCTCATAAGAGGTAAGAAACTATCATCATCTTCAACCCACTTCAAATCACTATAGCTAAATTTCAATCTTCTATCAAATTCCATAATAGGCTCATGAACATAGTTCTTTTTATTCTTTAACAAATCATCAATAATAGCCTCGTTCAATAATGACTTAGAAGCATTGATAAATCTTAAACCATACTCTTGGTTAAAGGCATCTTCACCACCAATATCTTTAATAGCTTCTTCTTTCCAAGTTGTTACTTCAGCAATAGCCATAATAGGAACATCATAACCATTCTTATCAACAAATGTCAATTTCTTAACATCTTCATCTGTACATTTATCATCATTAAAGATATTAATCACATCTTTAAGTAAGTCCATATTATACTCCATAAAGACTTTTGTTTGACTACCCCATTTCTGATTAACTAAATCAAATATTTCTTCCTTAGTCACACCATGCTCATACATCTTATGTGGATTAAGTCTTATATAAGTAACAAAACGACCTGGTACTTGATACCAGTAAACTCTCATAGGTTTGTAGTTATTCTTCAATGGATCGCCTTCAGGTCTTTCAGCATCGGTTAATAACCTATGAAACAAGTTCATACCATTTGGAGTAGAAGTGATAATAATCTTTGAGTTTTGAACGGCAGCAGTTGTAGGGAAGGCAGCAGTATAGTACGGTTCAATAATATTTGAAGGAATGTGCGCAAACTCATCTAAGTAAAGTACGTCAATGGTAAAACCGATGGCTGGAGTCTTTGTTCTAGCCGATGTTTTAATTCTACAACCATTTTCAAATGTCAATGATTTCTGATTCCAAGTTTTAATACCTGGCTTTAAGAAGAAAGGTAATAATGAGTAGATTGATTTAATCTTATCAACAATCTCTACGGCTGTATCACCTTTGTTGGCTACAATCATTATATTCTTATCATTATCAAATAAAATTTTATGCAACATGAAAATAGCAGACGAGATTGTTTTACCAACCTGACGAGATGCCATTAAGATGTTAAATCTATTACTGACAAAATTATCAAGAATTTCTTTTTGGTAATCTCTCAGTTTAATAGAACCAACGGAACCATCTTCTCGTTTAACCTTACAATATTTTTCTACAAAGTAGTGAACATCTAAAGCACATCTAACATATTCTTGTTGTTCATCTGGAGTCATCCTAAATGAAACACCGGCTCTTCTCAAGCCTACTTCACTCTTTAGCCAAGGATTCTGATATCTCTTAACAACTATACCATCGTTAATCTTATCAGTCGACTCGTCAACTAATTTGGTTGTAAAAACCATCTGTCTTTCTTGTTGTGGAGCAAATGCCATATTTTAGGAAAAGATATTTTTTAATATATATTGTAAAAAACCACCTTCTATGTCAAAAACAGAGAATGAAAGAAATAGAATCAAAGACGAATTCGATGAAATCCAGTCAGAGAGTGGCGAATTTGATATAAGTAAACACCTTGCTAGACCTGAGGATCTACCAGATTTAGGTGAAATAGAAATATATGATTATGACTCAGATATGACAGTTGCCAGTCAACAGTCTATGGAAGTATTAGAATCACTTATTGATTTATATTTAAGTGATGTACCTCAATTAAAAGAACATCCTTATATTAGAAATAAAATGAGAGAAGATGCTAAGGTTTATGCTGAAACAATCTTCTTATCAAAAATGACTAGAAAGAACTTCTTATCACAACTAAGACAAGTTGATAACGGTGATAACTCAGCTAGAATGCACGAAGTTGTCAATCAAACAATTGGTCAAATTAGAGAAAACTCTAAGTTCTCATCTACACAAAGAACTGAACTTGAAAAGTTCTATAAAGGGTTAAGAAAAGATTTAGGTCTTAATGAGATTGAAAATCCTGAAGTTATTAAAGCTCAAAATATAGCAGCAGAAGAGTCAGCGGGTGAATCACTAGGCGGTGGTGAAATAATGGATAATAGAAAGCTTAATGATTTAATTAAGAATGCTATGATTAATAAAGAGAAAGATAAGTAATTACTTCTTCCATTTAAAACTTTCAAACACTGTTATTAGATTACTAAATTGAATGTCTACTTTTGTAGTTACAAATCTGTTTACTTTATTATTAGTAATATAATTAACGTACAATGTGTGTTTGTTATATCTTAACTCTTCCTTAATAGT